CGCTAGTTCTTGCCGCTGTCTTGTGGGTTCAAGTGCCTCAATGGGAAGCCGACTGGTCAAGATGCGCTGTTGATGTACCCGATGTCAGCTGTCATTGGTACGTAGTCGCACCAGATAACACTTTTGGCAAAGGTTTTGACTGGGCAACAGCACCGTGGTTTGATGTCAACGGCCTGCAAGACGTAAGCAAGTTAAAAAACACGATGCAAGTAATCCATCAAGAATCTTTGTCGGTTAGCTGAAGATCTTTACTTGTTTTTTCTTTAATTTTGTGGAGCACCGTAACTTCAAGGGTATTTAGTATTTTTATACCGGCGTAACCACCTACAAAAGCCACTGCAACGGCTTCTGTTTTACTTAATTTCATTCGCTCAGCTATCGCAGGGCTGACAAAAGTCGCAAGTAACCAGCCGACAGATAATGCTCTTAAAAAATGTGTTATGAACTCGCGTTTACTTCGTGGGTTGACTAAAGCTTCAGTCACGGTGCCTGCAATAGAGCTACCTGCTAGACCAGCATCAACTGCCATCATAGATGCAACCTTCTCTAGCATCTGACTATTAAGTATTAGTGCTATATGAATCTTAATCAGACTTAGAGTATAAAAAAAGCTCGGTAAATGACTTTTGCTGCTCTTACAAACTGGAAATACGACAAATCGTTATATCACAACATCCAGTCAGGACCTCAGCGAACTGGATCTAACTTAAATCTCACAGATACTTACTTACTTACGTCAAGTGGGTACGTTTACGCAAGTGGGCAACAACAAACCTTTGTCGCTTTGCACGATCAAGGAGCAAACTTTGGAATAGTCACTCCTGGGCCACCAAATAGTTCTGGTTACTTCACTACTGACTGGAGAGCTGTGCCCACGGCTGTGTCAGGCTACTGGACCGATTATCAAAACACTTATCCTCATTCATCGGGACTTTTAACTGTTTACAACGGATTTAGACGTCAAGGTTTAATTAATACTGCTAACAGCACTGTACAAACTGCTTTTGGGCCTGAACCTGGTCTAAAAGACATTGGACCTTACATTTCCTACGGAAGAAACCTTCCAGATAATCAATTTTATGGTCCGTTTGAGACACCTGAAGGAAATACAGCAGCGCAAGGTAGTACAGGTGGACCTGTCGCTTACCCTCTCTCGCAATTCCCTCTTTTAACTAACCCGACACAAGGCGTAACCGGATCTAGGGCTGATTGGGTTTATAACACTCCTGTGTACTGCAAGGTGTGGACAGAATCGACGACGTCAAGAGTTCCTCCAGGCGAAACAGCTGACAATACGAATCCAATCGTAAGAGGTAGTTATAGAGGTAGATCTTCTCGGTATGTTCCAAATTACGGTGGAATCTATGGAGTACTAGGAGAAGGTGTTAGAGGCATGATCCGCACCTTTAGTTCTACAGTTAATAGTTCTAACCAAAAAGGTATTTAACGCTAAAAACGAGACGTCAGCTATGTAGACATAGTTGATAAAAGGCTAAGATTATTTTGTAGTTTCTTGTGGACACTTATCGATGTTTATCGATAATGATTTCCCCAAGATTCTTGGTGCGGAACTGTATCGTCCCCATCCTGCTTATATCGTTGAAATGGCTGCCGAACCGGTGGTCGTTCATGATTTTTCTAAGCAGCCTGGTCAGACTGTTCAGCTCGATCGTTATCGTTTCTTCGGTAACCCAGGCTCCAAGGAATCTCGGGAACGTACTGCAGAGCAGACCATTGGTACTGCTAACAGCCGTAACATCGTCAAGGACAAAGTCCTGGTGACTCTTAAGGAGTACACCGGACCTGCGGACCCTAACGATCCAACTCAGCCTTCTACTTTCAAGATTGCTCGGGAAACCCTTATCACTGCGCAGCGACTGCTGCTTGATACAGGCAACCTGACCACCTTCCATCAGTCAATCGGCAGTCTGACCCTGCTCGATGACTATCGTCGGTGGCGCGATCGGGTGTTCATTAATGAACTCCTTAAAGCTGTTTCTAAGGGACAAAGTTCTGATTCCCAGGGTGGTTATTACTTCCCAGGTGATCTAGCAACTGGTGCCCTTACCTACACCAACGCCGAACAAGCTAAGTTCGACGTCAAGGACGACCTCCTCCGTGTGGTCAAGTCCCTCCGTAAGCGCAACACGCCGACCTACCAGGACGGTTTCTATCGCTGCGTTTGCGATCCTACATTCCTGATGCACCTGCGTCAGAACTCTGACTTCCGTGAGGTCGCTCGTTACCCAGGTAACGGACAGATCAACCCGCTGATGTCGGCTATGCAGCCGAACGCCAGCATCTACATGGGTCAGGGCTTCGGCCAAGCTACGTTTGTGGCTGGCGAACCGATCATGCCAACTGGCTTCGTCTTTGAAGGCGTGCGATTCTTCGAATCCACCAACATGCCTTCCCAGACCCAGAGTGCAACGATCGCAGGTGCGACTGCAGATACCAAGGCTGCCATCGGCATGTTCTTCGGTCCTCAGTCTGTTGGTGTGGGCATCGGCGGTAACAACGCTCAGGTGCTTCTCAACAACAATGACGACTTCAGCCGTTTCATCATGATGATTTGGAGCCTCTATGCAGGTTTCGAACTTCTGAACGCTGATTTCGCCACAATTGCTTACTCCTTTGACGCCTGAGGAGGAAATTAAACAGTGATTAACGCTAATCAGTTACACGTTGCCAAGATTTATCCTGGTAACTACACGAATGTTCTTCGTTACTGGCACGAAGTAAAATCCATTGCATCTCAGAATGCAAATGGTGTTGACACGACCATGACGGGTCAGCCCGTTGGTGGTCCTGTCGGTGTTGTGTTCCAGCCTGGCTGGATTGCACAGCAGGCAGTTGGTTATGTCGACATGAGCTACCAAGCTCTTGGCACTAACAACCAGCTTGCCTACTATGCGCAACCTTATGGCTCAGGTCAGAACGCTTCTCAGCAGCCTTTCCTGAACGCCAACGTTATCGTTCCTTCACCCGACTTCCACAAAGATGTCCGGGCTGACATTACCGATGGCATTAAAGTCCCTGCAACAGCCTACGTTTATCGCGCTTCTCTGCGCCTTAGCGGTGGCGACATCGTTAGCAGCGGCGTTGCTGGATCTGATTCTACTCCTGAACTAACCCTCGTTCCCGCTGTGGGCGAAGGTCTTAAGGATGACGGCACTGTCGTCTCCGGTCAGTTCGGTGCAACCATTACTGGTGCTAACAGCGCTATCGCTAACGGTAGTGTTGCTTCCACGAACATCTTCGACTCCAGCAGCTGGGCTGCTTTGGGTTCTGAGACTACTTGGAAATTGTTCACCACTAATGATCAGAGTGCTTCTGGTCTTTACCAAGGCTCAGGTGTCTATGACCCCCGTGCCGGTGTCAACAAGTTGGCTGGTGATGACAAGGCTCTCGCTATCTGCGAAGTCTGCTGGATTATTCCTGATGAGCCACCCGAGCGCCAGGACGTTGCTCTGCAACCCGATGGCCTCACCGAATCTCAGGTGTACACCTCCACTTCTCCTTCCTGATATACTCAGCAAGCGAGGACCAAAGACCTTTCCTTCGGGAAGGGTCTTTTTTTTGTCTTTAACCACATATATTTATTTCTAAATTATTTACGTAACTAAAATATGAGTAACAAACGAATAGCACTATGTCTGATCTCACAGATCAAATGATTAAGTGCAGGCAGTGTGAGAAATGCGGTGCTAAGTGGATAAACGATCAGCTTTACTGGGCAACAGGCAAAAAAGGAAAGAACGATGATTTGGCAGGTTTAGTTTGCAACACGGTCAATTCACCGGAGTGCATTAACCCTGAAAAGGGTTCGGAAACTGGAGATACCTGGGAGAAAAGACTAGGCAAGCTAAAGCAGCTCTCCACGGTAATGGAGAAGGAATACGATATTAAGTGGGATTCAGGAAGCTCGGGTTCAGACTTTTAGAAACCAGAAGAACTCATAGGAATCATTAAGCCACCAGCTCTAGGGATTCTTGCTTGAACTCTTCCCTGAGCTTCCATAGCGTCGGTAAATATCTGCTTAGTTTCAGGGTGGTTTCCACCGTAAGCCGCTAAACGAAGATAGTTTTCGACATTAAACAACGGAGCAGAATCTAAAGCATCTTGAACTTCTCTAGGTCCTCGGGGCCAATCGTTTTGTTTAGCCGTTTCGTTATATAGCTCGACTGCAAACGGAATTAAATCAGCTCCACCTGTAACAAGTGATGCTGCAATACCACCACCTCCCACAATCGCTGCGTTTTTGAACCTTTGCACTGGATCAGGTTCAGGTGAGTTAAGTTCAAAACCAATAGCCTGTGCGTCTGCTGCACCAGCAAGTTTTTTAAGTGGAGTGTCGTAGTTAGACGCTATTTTCTTAACAAACTCGCCTGCTAATCTTTTAAGTGGTGACATAGTTTTTGCCCGATGGCACTATTTTAATCGATACTGGTTTAAGCTACTGCTCGTATAGTGACTGCCATGTCTACCAAATTTTTTGCTCCAAGCGGGATCAAGGTTACCGTTTTATCAATTCATGATGACGGCGAATACTACATGGTCCGTTCGGATACAAGCGGAAAAGTATTTTTTGCTCATAAGGACCAGATCGAAGAGTCAATCGATACAAAGTCTGAAACAACCGACACTGGCTCCAGAAATCGCCGTGGACGACGCAGCATTTCTAAAACTAAGGACCCAATCGTCGTAAAACCTCAGGTGCCTACGGATAACCGTGTCAACCTAAATACGTTGACTGCAGAAGGGCTGACACAGGTTCTTCCGGGAGTAGGTATCAAAACAGCTAAAGAAATTATTGAATTAAAGCAAGGTTTGCCCGGTGAGCGATTTACAAAGCTTGAACAACTTAAAACAGTAAAAAGAATCGACTGGGACGAAGTTTTTTCGACCGGAGAAGTTTACGTAGAATAAAAGCATATGTCAGGTAAATCGTGGCTCAGTTAACTCAAAACGAATTAGAGCAGATTCAGAGTTATCTAGCTCAACAAGGAGTAACCTTTAACGCCAACACAACTGACGCCACTAAGCGTGAGATTGTTTATGCGGCAATAAACCAAATTACCCGCAACCCTGCTCAGGTATTTGGCTATAAATTAGACGATTATAATTTCAGTCGTACTGCGTACCATCTTGCATACAACATAGCTACTGTTCCAGCAGGAGATTATGCAAGGCTTATTGAAGCGTGCAACAGTATTCCTAGTGAATTTTATAACGATAAAATTGTTCAGCAAATTGAGCGTTGTGAAGAAGCTGAACGATTTACTGAACTAGCGGACGGTAGAGCGACTAGTAGACAAGAAACTATTCTTGGAGACGTCAGTCGTTCAATCAATATTCAAGACAAACGCGAGACCGCAAGAATTTGGCGTGAGAACTATATGTATGAGTGTGATCGACTCGCTCAAATGCTTTACGTTCCTAACTACAGAGACCCCGTAGCTTCTCGCTACCGTTTTGAAAGATCAGGTGGTGAGTTTATCCAAGCAATTCCTGGACCTCCTGACGTATCACGATCTGACCGGTTATATTTCCAAGCAAATTGGCGCTAATGTGTAAGTATCAAATATAAAGTTCTGACGTGTCATCTTCTAGAGCTAAAGGATTAGCAAATGCCGTAACTACAGGTGCGTCTAATGCTCAAGTTTTTTTGGAAGGTCTGCAGCAGTTTTTAGGAAATAAAGGTGCTCGTCAGATCTTGGAGCAAGTAGCTCCTCCAAGGAGTGCTGTTCAAGACGTTATGCAGCAAACTGGTTCTTACGGAGCTGGAATGCGAGAACTTCCAGTTTTACCTCGCCGTTCTGTGAAACCAGAATTTGGAGGTGGAATGACACGCCGTCCCGAGCCTGGGATCCCCTCCGGTAATCCTTCTTTGGAAGGACTCACTCGAGGTCCAAGTTTTTCTACAAGGCCACCGACTGCAGAAGCTGGAAGAATTCCTCAAGGTCCTGCTCAAAATCTTCCTCCCGAACTGGAAAGGTTTGAAGCACTGCGCCAGATGAATCTGGATCTTCGAAATCCGACTGGTGCCGTCAACCCAAACACTGGAAAGGGTATGGGAGGTCAGTATTACAGCGGTAAAAGTTCATCACCTGCTGATCGCGATTTAGTTCGCGGCTCTTTCCAAGCAGATGCCGATCGTGATGTGATGGACATTATGGAAGCCGGACGCCGTAGTCAGCCTTCACAAGTTGCAGAAGGTCAAATGAATATTTTTGATGAGCAAATGCGCCCACGTGGAATCACCACTACTGATCTCAGCAAAGCAGACATTCGGAATGCGATCCTTGCTGGTGCTTTAGGAATTGCTGGCGGTGCCGGTGGCATGATGATGGGTGATGGTCAAGAGCAAGCTCCAGTAGGGACTTCTCTTCAAGATCGAATTGCAGCTCAGATTGAATCTGCTGCACCTCGTCAAATTGTTGAGCCCTCTAGCCAAGCTCAAGAAATTGAAGAATTTGTTGCCCGTCAGCCAATGGGTGAAGAGGCTGCTGCCATCGATGGTTTAATCAGCGACGTTTTACAAGCAGTGCAAAGTTCTGGCGCTGAAGCTACTGAAAGGGTCAAAGCTGCAGCACCTAGAGATCCTTCTACCTACAAAAATATCGGTGATTACTACGCTGACCGCCGTCGTTTTGTCGAGTCCATGCAGGGTGGAGAGTTTAAAGAAAACATGAAAGAAGCCGTAGCTGAGGAGTCACCTCAGATGACTCCTGAGAACATCATGGAGTTTGTGCAAAGCAATCCCACCCTTGCTTACGAACTAATGATGCGTGGACAAGGAGAGCGTCCTAACCCCATGCTGAGTGAGCAAACTTCCGAGCAAATTACTACTGAGACTGTTGGTAGTTCACTCGGTGACGACAATGTCGCTAATGCTTTGGGTCAAGCAAACGCTGCTGCTGACAACGTGCAAGCTGAGATGATGGGCGGAACGCTTGAAGGCGCTGCTCGAGCTCAGCAAAATAATGAAATTATTGATGCTTCTCGCCCAATCGTTCGTCCGCAACTACAACGCACAGAAACTTTCTTACAAGAAACTGTTCCTGGCGCACGTATGGCTGGATCTAACGAAGCGGTTGGAAGGCTTTTTAATCTGATCCGACAGTAAGTAGACCACTGCGTAAGCAGTTATCTGCAGTATTCTTGACTTAAACTGGTACCTAGTAGGAGTTAAACAGTGGCATCGACCTCGACTAACAAGCAACCAATGATGGTCGATCGTCCCTTTTTAAGGGGCGCAAAAATCACCAGTGCAACACCAACTGTTGATCCTGTAAATACTCAGTTTGCAAATTTAGTGCAGCTGGTACGAGTTGGCGATATCCCCTCTGAGGATGCGGCAATCGTTGAAGATATCTTCGTTGTTTCAAACGAAAGTTACCCAGATAACGGTGGTGTGCGTGCGGCTGCTTTTGGCATCTACATTTACGCACCGAACCAAGCTGCACCCTCAACTGCTGCTTCAATTCTGATTAACAAATTTACTGTTGGTCTTTCAGGAAGCACTGAAGGTTTAATTCAACGAGTGGAGCTGCCAAAAACTATCGCTCCTACACCTCAGGTGGGAGATACAGCTTTAGTTCGCCCAATCGAGCTAGGCGGTTCTGAAGCTTTGTATCTTGAAAAAGGATACGTTCTTGGAGTTGGGTATCTAGGTGATTCTGTCGTCGCGGTTTCAGGTGGTCTGAGTCCTTCTGGTATTTCCATCTGGGCGCAGGGTGGTTTCTATTGATCTGTGAGCAAACGTCGCAAGGGTTCTGATTTTTTTGGGTGGGATAACTTCGCACCCAAGAGTTCTCGGTTTGACTTTGGGGCAGTAAAAGGAGCTAATACCAAACGATCCTTAGACAGGCCAATGCCGTGGGATCAAAAATTTAGACCGGAACAAAATTTAAAAGATTTCAGTATCCTTTTTGATTACAACTACGCGTCTATGTGGACGCGGTGGAGGAGAGGATACGAACTGTTTATGTATACGAATCAAGCTTTGGTTGGCTTGAACTATACATTTCGTTATGCAATGAACGGACAATCAGGGTCTGGTGGCACAGAGATTCCTGGTTTGATGTACATGTACCCGTCTACTCAACAAGACATGGGTATGCGGATGGTAGTTATAAAACCACGCGATAGTATCAACCTTCTTGACTTAGGTTTATCTGTAAAGAGCGTTTTTAACTTTGACATCCTTAACAAAATTATTGGTGTTGAGTTAAGTAGTAACTTTGGTCCACCTGTGTCTGATATGACTGGGGAACTTGTATCGGATCGATTTAGAGCTGACGGTACTCCAAAAACGACATATAACAATTACACGGTTCTTGCAGTTGGTACTAAAGCTGGAGGTCCTCAGGTACCTACCGGTGCAGCAAACTTAGATACTCTGTTTCTCTCGGTAGACGCAGAGCGAAGTTTCACGACCATAAAAGATGAATCGTTTGCAGCACCAGCAGCGTCGAATCCGATAGTAGGTGAGTTCTTATCGAGTGCGATGAGATTTGGGTGTAACTGTCCGGACTATCTTGCAAGAGAGGATTTCAATCTTTACAAGTACGCTCAGAAAAAGACATACCCTTACACGGGGACACAAGATTTAAAACCTGGTACTTACGACGCAGGTACCGAAACATTTTCTGGTGAAAGGCCAACAAACACAAGAGACCTACCTGGATTTGTTAGAGATTTTGGTTTTATTTACACCAAGGTTCTTTTAGGAGCACCTCAAGGAACGGACAGCAAGCAGTCGTCCTACTCAGATCCAAATCTTTTATTCTTTCAGCCGAGATTCTGTAAACATATTTATGCCTCGTGGTGGGATATGCAAAACCGATTTGGGAATTATTCATATCTCAAATCCTTTCTAGCTCAGCCTACTGACGAACCTATGGACGGAAGGTACAGAGAGTACTTTCAACGTACCTTGGAAAAACAGACTCAGTTTCTTCAAACAGCTGAAAGCTTGAACTGGTGGGAATCTTATTCACCAGCTAGGTCAGACGTTCCGAATCATGTGCTTTATTCGGACATGAACCCGACGATGGTCAAAGTCCTTAACTTTGACACTCTCGCATCTGGGGTTTCAATCCCTCTAGTGCCAAGTGGATTCGTGATGTTCGACATCGACGAATTTAACCCTTTACAGCCTGTTCCTCCAGAAGCGCGACCAATTTTTGATGGTGGTATATATCAAAACGGTTCGCCTAGTGGTGTTAGCGGAACAATTATTTATGATGGAGGACAGTATTTGAACGGCTCTCCACTGCCTCCTTTATTCAGCCCTATCGTGAACGGAGGTACATACTAATATGACTACCACACCGGTTACCCTCTTATCCAAACGTTCTGGTAATGCTTCCGACCGTCCTTTAGTTACGACGGTCCAAGCAGGTGAACTAGCTATAAACTTTGCTGCTGCCGAAAATGGTCTTTATTTCAAAGATTCTTTAGGTGATATTCGCAAGGTCACTGGGGTTCATTACGGTAGTGCTGCCCCTAATAGTTCTGCCGCTGGTGAGACTGGTAATTCTGTAGGGGAGCTCTGGCTTGAAGATGGGACTAATAACTTTCTAAGAGTGTGGGACGGATCTACATTTATAAAGATCGGTGCTGCTTTTGCTGACGTTGCAGGGACTGCCACGGTATCTATCGCTTCAGGAGCGATTTTTGCTAACAGTGCTTTAGTAGCTTCTGGATCGTTTGGATCGATAACCGCTTCTGGAGCTTTAGGAACTCCAATTGCCTCAGGGTCTCTTGGGTCTGTCCTTGCTTCGGGCGTAGGTATTGCTCTGATTAGTGGTGCTTTCCCCGCAGTACCTCCCTCAGGAAGTTTTGGGTACAGAGTCGATCCGCCAAGCGGTTTGTACGTCTCTTTCGGCGGAGGATGGGTTCCAGCTGCTTAACGAAGGCACGCCTTCATTTTTCCGGCTGCGTCGAAAAGATTACCAACAATTTCTGCGACACAAACTTCGATGTCGGGAGCGCCTACTTCTCTGGCAGTGTCATAAAGATCTTTGCCTTTAAAACCGCAGTCCTCAAGATTTCGAATGTATGTAACCATGCTCTCGCGAGCATCGTAGGATTTTGTAGTCTTAAAACTCTTGTAGGAACCCATGAGTCCTTTTTGACACATCGGCATCAAGTAGTCCATGCTTCGAACTTTTTCTGCAATTCGATTGAAATCACATAAATGTTGTTTGTACTCTTCTTTTAAAAATTCACTGACAGTCAGGTGATTGGCACCTTCAATATTTAGTGAAATCAAGTTTGCTTGAATATTTAAGTGATAAAGATAAGAAGCCATTTCAACCATCCGATAAATCAGATTGTCTACGTTGGCTTCTTTCTTTACGACGATCTCCTCTACTACAACTTCCTCCGTGGGAGCGGTTAGAGCTTCTTGGAAAACTTGTTGCAGATTAGAGGAAGTCATTTATCTCAAAACGTACAGGTACCGGTGCTGCACGTAGAAGTTTCACTTTCTACTGTAGCTTCTTCGTTTACATCTTTCTGATTAGCTTGGCTCTTGAGGTACTCCTGTAGAGCGTCACGATTGATTCGGAAGAGGGATTTAACACCATTGGGCTGAAGGTTTACGTAAGTGCTCTTAGGCCAACCACCTGGTTGACGTGACTCAGTGAGAGAGATGCGCTTACGAACAAATCCAGCTGAGCAGTTGAGCAGCTCAGCAGTTTGCGCAATTGTGAGCAGCTTCTGGGATTCCATGCGAAACAGGTTTTGAGTGCTTTTAACAGCATGAGATTAGCAGGGATAAAGACAATAGCAATACGAAAACTGATTTACTATTTGTCTTAATGTTCTACAGGCGTTATGATTTGTTAAGGTTGATTTGACAGTAACTAATGGCACAAGTCCGATTAGCTGGCGAAGTTTTCTCGGGATATAACAAACCCAAGCGTGATGTGCAAGGGGGTAAACAATTCTCTGTAGCAGCTAAAGAAGGAGACAAGGTTCGTTTAGTCCGCTTCGGCGACGCGAACATGGAAAACAAGAGTGACAACCCTGAGAGACGTAAAAACTTTCGTGCTAGACACAGCTGTGACGAGAAAAAGTCAAAGCTTTCAGCAGGATACTGGTCATGTAAGAAATGGTAAGCATCTAGTTATACCTTTTCAGTATCTATTCCTAAGTAGACTGAACTCAGAGACAGACTTCTGATGAACGGCTCTGAGCATGTCAACGTTAGTCTCACACTGGAAGATGAGTTCACCCTTACTCGTATCAAAAATGCCGCCTATGACCTTAAAGGAAGAGACAGAGAGCAGTATCTCTGGAATCGAATTGTCAGATTAGTCTGCCGAGAAAGAGCTTTTAAATTTATTGTCGACGAACTTGGTGTGGTTGTTGACCCTAATATAAGTGTGTTCGAAGAAATAGAAGATTGAAGATCTCCTTCTCACTTTTATTTTTATCAAGTATTTTCCTTCCGGTTAGCGTGATGGCTCAGACACTGACTCAGCAACAAATAAGAGTTCTTGCAGAGAAAGCTGGTTTTTCTTCTCAAAACTCGAATACGATTGCTGCCGTCTGTAAATCTGAATCTGCTGGATTTGCCGGAGCTCATAACCCCAACGCTTCAATGGGTGACAACTCCTACGGGCTTTGCCAGATCAACATGCTGGGGGCTATGGGACCGGAGCGTCGTGCTAAATTTGGAATCTCAAGCAATGAAGAGCTTAAAGATCCTCTTACTAATTTAAAAGCAGCTAAGAGAGTATTTGATGAAGAAGGATTTGGAGCTTGGTCAGATTACACAAATAAAAGATATGAAGACCATCTTCCCTCAGGTCCAGCCATGAATCAAAGCAATGCTCCAGCAAGCGACAAGGCAATGGCAGCGTTAGGCCAAAATGCTCCAGCTGAATTAGTAAATTTAGTAGCTGCTAGAAAAAATCTTGAAACAGCATCTGATAACAGCTATGACAACACAAGCTCTAATGGAAGTTCAAATTTACCTCAGGCACAACCGGGTCGCGAAGTAAATGGTGCCCTTGGAAAATTAAACGAAGCTTCAAGTGCTTTGAACCAAACAGCTTCCCCCGTGGCTGAAGATCAAATGCGTGCAGCAATCTTACAGATGTTCCAACAAGCTAGCGCTGGGTTGAGCGAGGAACAAAAAAATACAATTACAGGAGCAGATAAACCTAAGGATGATACGTCAGTACAAGCTGATCTACTAAAAAAACTTTTTCAACAAAGCATGAAGTCAGCACAGGAAGCTGAAGATCAACGTATTTTTGAATCATTCATGAACAAGTCGAAAGGAGCTATAAACAATGCAGTTCAGTACAAGATGGGTAAATCAGTGCTTTGAAAAAAGGTATAATTTAATTAAAGGTCTCGGATAAAAATGAGTACGCCAATCCTCTCTAACGGACAGATGTACTTTGGTGATGCTGGTACTCCTAGCTACACGATGGGTAGTGATTTCACTGGAGGGTTTGACTTTAATAATACTGGTGGCTTTTCGCTTCCTGACTTGATGAATAGTGATCTTACCGGATACGGTGGGAATGCTCCTACCTTCCCGGTTAAACCAGGTTCTATCAATTTTGGATCTAGCGAGAGTGGTTCACAAAATAATCTAAATAATATTTTAGGTTTTTTAAACACTGACGAAGTTAAAGGGGGGATCAGAGCTCTTTTTTCTTCCGGAGATGGCAATCCTTATCCTGGGTTCGATAACGAACTGACAGAAGAGACTGTTCAGCGTATTGGTGCTGAAACAGAACTTCGTCTAAATGATTTAAGGAATACCTTAAATGATATTGCTTATCTGACAGGTAAAAGCACACCTGAGTTTGTCTCCGAAACAGACGCTAGGTACGCAGGTTATTTAGAACCAGCATCACAGCGTGGTTATGACTATCTCTTTAACAGGCCAGCTCAATTTCAAGAAACAATCGCAGGAGATAGTGAAAAAGTCAGGGGCTCAATCGATGATTATTTAGAGTCTTACAGCAACTTGAACCGTAAGACGTTTATGGATCAAGCTGAAAACCCAACTACAGTTTCTATCGACCCCTCGGTTTACGACAAGCAAATTAATAAGTATATGGACAAAGCAAATATGAGCAGAATGTATGATTATGGTGATCCCCAGTCGCAAGAATTTATTCAAGGAGCTGGTGCTCCTGGGACTAAATATGATCGCCAACGCATGGCTGGTTTCTTCGCAAACGATCCTGGTGTACAACAGTTAATGAGTTACTCATCTTATTAATGAGTCTCTTTAGATCTGATATAGAAAGAAAAGCCAACCGGTACACATACCGGAAAGATAGCCACGTAGATAAAAATCCTAGTTTTCGTTTAGCCGGTCGTATATTTCAAGAATCTGATGTTCGCACCGAAAAACGTAAAGAGGAAAGATCTTCTTTACAGCGTAGCCGTCCAGTAGGTTACGGTTTCGCTAATAAAGATGAGTACGGTCCTGACAATGACTGGGATTCAAAAGATTCACTTAGACGTATACACGACCGAGATCACTATATAGTCGGTGGAAATCTTGGACTCTCTGCTCCCAGTTACTAACTGACGGCATATAAAAAACAAAACCAAATACTTTGGAATTTAGTACTGGCTCAAATTCTTTTGTGTCTTTAAGTAAGCGAGGATGTTCTTTTAAAACGCACATAGGAAGATCTATATTTAATTTTTGAGTGACAATAAGTGCAACCTCAGTAGACGTGATAAACACTATACCTTCGTCAAACTCTTTCTTGATCCATTTTTTATAAGCAGTTTCAAGCCAAACTCGTTGATTTGATTTTTTAAAATACTTTGATTTTTCGAATAATTTGCTTGATTTTGGTTGTTCGCTACCTAGAGCGATATCTCTAGGAGGATATAAATAAATATTTTTAGCTTTCCACTCTTGTTTTAGTCCGTTATCTTTCCAATCGAAGAAGCGTGTAGCTTGAACAACAACGTTGGCATCACTACTCGAAGCAGGATCTAAGAATATTTCACCACCTAAAAATGCTGTGGTCGTTGCGACTAAGTCAAGAGGTGAAACAAAGTCAAAGGAAGCAAGTACCACTACTCACTTTCTTCAGTAGCCAACATTAATCTCATTTGACTAATCAAACCAGAGCATCCTGTACCATCCCAGATAACATCGTAGAAGAAATGACCTGCTCCTACCTTGTTTTTCTTGACAGTAATTGACTTTACTGTTCCAACTCCTCTGTCTTTGCTTGTTTTGACTTTTTTCTGAGCGTTCAAGCTTATAAAGAGTCTTCCCGCGTGATGGTGTTCTGTTACTCGATCTCCTTCTTTGAATTTGGGAACAGCAGGGGGTCTTTTCTGAACCATATTTAAAAGATCAATCCGTTAGTTGCTGAATCGATTTGTTCGTTTGCATGCTCTGGGTCAAGACGCATAAGCTCTAATCGCTCTTCTTCGTAAAAGGCAACAAGAGCAAGATCACACTCATCTTCTTTTTCAACAAATTTTATAATTTTTTTGAACATGTCTTCCATGAAACTGTTCATGGCTTCTTGAGCAATAGCTACATCCGTTTCTAGATCATTAATGGTCACGTACTTACTAGTGTTCGGATCACCAGGGTTAAAAACTAAAATTCCTTTTCCTCTGTACTTTCGATTTTCATGGTAAAGAGTGATCATGTCACTAATGATGCTTCTGAAAACCCCAGCACTGAGCTTTCGCTCAGCCTCAGATCCCTGAGAAACCATTTGACGTAATCGATTTACAGCGTCATTAGTCATATTTGAAATTGCTCCAAGCGGCCTGCAGGATTTCATAAGGATCATACAGAAATTTAGAGCTGTTTTTTTCTAGTGGATCAAGCTTGCAGAAATGTTTACCTTCTACTAAACCAGAAGACCCACCTGAAGAAATTCCTTGAAAAATTAGTTTGTCGATAGCTACTGTGGGCACACCCATTCTCTGAGCGATAGTTTTTCGATTTACAAAAGCAGATGTTCTGCGTGTTTTTGTATTAGCAATCATCTGAAGAGAAACATCGATGCTGCTGAGTAAATCTGAAATTGATTTAATTTCTTTTTTTAAAGATTCCATAATCATGGCAATAGGAAGGATCCTCTCGACCACCTGACGTCAGGTAATCAGAGCGACTTACGTGAGGGCGGAAAACGGTAAAACGCTACCTCAACCTTCCATGGACACAGTGCCGTTTCTTACGCTGTGACCAGGGTCAGTCTAGTAGTGCTTGTACCTCTTTATGGAAGGTCGGAGCGTCCTCAATGAGTAACTGGATAAGCTTATCTAGCCTTCCAGAGACGTCAAGGCTTTTTGTGCTGTTCAGAATCATCCAATATTTGTGTGCGTTCAGTAAGTAGTATTGTGACTGTTTAGCTTTTAAAGCTTGACATCGCCATTTTTCAAAATCGAAAGTCGACTTATACCTGCTGCTACCCATCGCACACTCAGACTGCCGGATATCAATCTGTAAATCGATATCAACGATGGTGTACTCAATCGATGAAATTTTTGCTGTGCAGTCTTGAATAGAAATTGGAGGTTCGTTATCGCTGTATATCCAAGGCGGAAGATTTGGAATGATATATTCCTCAGCCCAAAGATTAGGTTTAAGCTGCTTGGTTTCCCCAGTAGAAGGACTCGAGAATGTCTTCGATGTACTGGTTGAAATCGCCATTAGTGCAATAGAGAGTGTGGTGTTCAAATCGGGTACGGATGACTAAGTCAAGCTTGCGAAGTTTTTTTAGCTGCTCCCTAGTAGTTGCCTGAGACTGACCCAAAGCCTCAGATAATTCGTTTACGTCTACCGGTTGAAGAGACTGTAACTCAAAAACTAAAAAGCGCAGCTTTTGTATTTGGTTATATCTTTTTTTATTCTTTGAATCGATCTCTCTGACAGCTCTATAGAGAGCTTCTCTTGCAGCAATTGCTTGATTGTCCCTGTAGACACCTTTTTTAGGACCAGAACCTCTAGAAATTTCTTGGCTTGATCGGTTAGAGGAGTTCTCGGAGATGAAGTCAGACATAGATGGTAAGGATTGATACACTTTGAATTTGAGCAACTGGAGCGCACAGAGTGCTCCTTTTGCACTGGTTTATTCCAGAATTGCGTAAAGATACTTCTACGCGTCGTAGTGTAGAAAGAATCGTCAGGTCCTCGAAGCTTCCCTCCGTCGCCGGGAAACTCTAAGCATCGCTCTGGGTCTATGCATGCTCGGTTTTGGTTGAACCAAGCCCAAAATCGATCGTGCTGAGTCTTAGCACTAAGGATTTCGGATCTACATGCCTCACAAGCGTGTACTCCGTCAAAAGGAAGCTCAACTCTTTCATGAGTCGCAAGGGTCAATCGAAAGGGCTCTGACCTGCCGCACCTACACCTCCAGGTAACACACCCAGAAAAGTAAAGGACATCCCAGTGTCCACGGCTTTTTACCAGTAACGGAGTCTCTGTGGGCTCAGGAGGTTCGAAAGGCTCCAAAAGCCCGAACAGCGCAGCTGCTCGAACGTTTCTTGTGTTCATAGGCGTGTTGTTGTTTTTATAAACCGAGTGTAGCGCACACAAGTCATGGTTTGTGCAGTATCAACAGATTTTCTAAGTAATCTAACTTTCTTCTTGAGAGTCAGTTTCTGAAGAAAACGGCGGTTTTTTACAGACGTGTATCTAGTTTTGCCCCAGCGAAAATCAGTCCAAATACCCCTTGTAACCCTATTTTATTTATCTATACGTTTATATAAATAACTAATTAGACGACAATTACTGAAAATAAAAGCTCTAATAAGGTTTCATTTTGCAAGCACTGTTTCAGACCTCCTGTGGGCAGCAGAACAAGTTACAATCGTATACAATGTTAAAAAGAACTTGGTAATTATGAAACTCACTCCTGCTCCTGATGCTCCGCCTAGCTCTTGGGAATCACTTCGAAGACAAGCTGATCTCTTAGGTATACCAGCTTGGAAGCTCGCAGAAGATGCTGCTCGTCATACAGATTCTGAAAAACTAACTTTTTTAGACAGAGTAAATAAACAGTAGAATTTAATTTCTACAAATACTCAGATAGACTGTTATAAGGAGGTGGACTATTTAAATGCCTGAACGTAATAGCCCTGCGTGTCCACTTCACGGCGTTTTACCCAGGGCACGTGCACCGCACAACTTCTTCGGAATTGTGTCGGTAGTCGATAACCTCATCGAAACCATCAGCGGCGTGGGAACTACTAGCTACACCAGATGTCCTTATGGATACCCACCTAACTTCGAAGGTGTAGTAAGGGCACTCGAAGATTTAAACTCCACTGCTAGTGGTATCGAAGCTACTGGAGGATTACTAGTCCCTGGTTCTGGGATCAGTATTACGACGAGTGGTTTATACAGCATCATTGCAAGTCTCATTACCCAGTCTTTTCCGGGGTCTGGTGTACTTGGTGTTCCTAGTGGACAAGGAACTCTCTTTGACGTAAATATTCAAGGATTAGGAAATAACGATGTTGAGTACGACGGAAAACTAATTCAAGTTTCTGGCACTAACGAAGGTGCTGTTGCTGTTGTTAGTGGACTTGTAGGTGGTGACGGAATTACTGTTACGGCTAGTGGTTCAACTGCTGTTGTCAGCACTGACCTTATTGGTCAAGGATCAGTCGATTTCTCCTACAACGGTGCTCGGGTTGGAGTAATTTCTGGAACTTCTCAACAACTTCTTGTTGCTGGATCTGGAACAAGTGTCAGCCAGAGTGGAGACTTCCAGGTTGTTGATATCGGAATTATTGGGGACACCGGTATTGGTGCTAGTTACTCCGGATCGTTTGTCTCTCTCGAAAGTCTGTTAGTTGCTGGTTCTGGTTCTGCTGTAAGAACAAGC